CCTTAATGGTCACTATCCCTCTCAAGAGCTATTCTTGCGTTCTAAAGCAGGATGGAGTCCTAAGAGCACTGAAGTTGCTGAAGAGGGCGCTGGAGACGAAGACGAGAACTCTGGCGCAATTAACACACTTATGACACTACTAGGACACAATGCCTCGGACGTACATCAAGAAGACGGCGATTGAGCAGCAGATACCTGAGATCACAGCCGACGACCTCAGGAAGCTAGCACCCGAGAAAGTACAAGAAGTTCTTAATGCCTTAGGCCCTGCCCAAGCAGAAGAATTGAAGTACAACTGGCCTTTCTGGGCAAGACGTGACCAGTTAGAGCCAGAGGGTGATTGGGACTATTGGGTATTTAATGCTGGTCGGGGAGCTGGTAAGACTCGATCAGGAGCCGAGTGGGTAAGACACAAGGTTAAACAGGGCTTTAAGCGAATTGCTTGTGTAGCCCCCACTAAAGGCGATATTCGTCGTGTTATGGTAGAAGGGGAATCAGGGCTTCTAAACGTATGTTGGGAGCATGACAAGACCTACCGAGGGGCCAAACTAGGGTATCCACTCTGGGCACCTACCAACAACACGATGACATGGGAGAATGGAGCTAAAGTAGAGTTCTTCTCCGCAGAAGACCCAGAGCGTTTACGTGGTCCACAGTTCCACGCAGCATGGGCAGATGAAGTGGCGGCATGGCGTAACCAACAAGACGTATGGGATATGCTGCAATTTACACTGCGCTTAGGACGTAAGCCGCAGGTAATGATAACTACGACCCCGAAACCTACGAAACTGATGAGACACTTGCTTAAGAATGAGCGGTCTCACGTTACTCACGGGTCTACGTTTGATAACGCTGCTAATCTTGCTACTCCGTTTCTTGAGGGGATTAAGAGGGAGTACGAAGGAACGAGACTAGGCCGACAGGAACTCTATGCTGAAATGCTAGAGGAAGCTGACGGAGCCTTGTGGACCACTGAGATATTAGACGCGGCAGAGATAGACCCTAAAGACATCCCCGAACTTAACAGGATTGTAGTTGCACTAGACCCTGCGGTAACTGCAAATGCTGAGTCTGACATGACTGGTATTGTAGTTGCAGGGGTAGATGTAAATGGAATAGGATATGTCCTCGAAGATGCCACGGATAGACTTAGTCCTGCAGAATGGGCAGCGAAAGCTATCTCGTTATACAAATCGTATAGTGCTGACCGTATCGTTGCCGAACGTAATCAGGGCGGTGAAATGGTACGCAGGACGCTTGAAGCTGAAGACGAAACAGTTCCTATCAGGCTTGTCCACGCTTCTAGAGGAAAAATGGCTAGGGCTGAGCCTATATCTGCGCTCTATGAAAGAGGCCGTGTTAAACATACCAAAGGCCTTGACGAGCTGGAAACGCAAATGAGAACTTGGGAGCCGTTGGGATCAATTGGCTCCCCTGACCGTTTAGACGCATGTGTATGGGCACTAACCGACCTAATGCTCAACGGAGTGAATAACCCCACTGTACGACTCTCTTACGCTTCCGCCAAAGGCCTCAACGAAGTATATTTAGGTTAACCAATGAAAAAGCTAAGCGAAGAGTTTGGAAAGCTAGAGTTAGGGCAAGGTGGCTCTAACACTAAAGATGGTACAATACGCGCTGATGAGTTCCTACCTGACCTTAAAGGTAAGAGAGCCATCCGCAAATACCGTGAGATGCGTGATAACGACAGTACTATCGGTGCTATCATGTATGCTACCGAACAAGTGCTTCGTGATGTAGACTATTATGTAGAACCAGCCAACGATTCCGATGAGGCTAAGAAGGAGGCAGACTTCGTAAAGAGTATTCTAGAGGATATGGAACATACCCTAGATGATCACATCTCTGAAGCGTTGTCTCATTTGACTTTTGGATTCTCGATCTTTGAGGTGGTCTACAAACGCAGACGCGGGCCAGACTTCCGAGCAGGTAAGAAACACTCTAAATATACCGATGGCCGCATCGGAGTACGCAAACTTGCGTCTCGCGCACAATGGACGATTGAGCGATTTGATGTGGACAAGACAACAGGAGATGTCCTGGGTGTCTGTCAAGAGCAAAACTACGGGATTAAGAGCACTTACATCCCTGCTAACAAGATACTACACTACAAGACAACGAACACGAACAACGACCCATCTGGACGCTCTATCTTACGGAATGCATACTCTGCTTACCAATATCTTAAAAACCTCCAGAACATAGAGGCGATAGCAGTAGAGCGTGAATTACACGGGGTTCCAATTGGTCGTATTGCCGCAGAGTACTTAAGCCCTGATGCCACAGCAGACCAAGCCTCCGTACGAAGCCAGATGGAAAAGATTCTACGTGATCTTAAGTTTAATGAACAGGGTTATGCACTTTTGCCTTCTGATGTCTATCGTGATGCTGATGGCAAGCCTACTAATCAACGTATCGTGGACATCGAACTTATCGCATCAAATGGCTCTCGAAACATTGATATTAACCCTATCATCAGCCGTTATCAGCATGATATTGCTCGTAGTGTTATGGCTGAGTTTCTAATGCTAGGAGCAGGGGCGAATGGCTCTTATGCATTGTCTAAGTCTAAAACTGACTTATTCCTACGATCTATGGAGTCTTATATTAACTCTATCTTTGACGTGTTGAATAAGCAGTTGGTAGAACCCCTTTGGCACATGAATGGGTTGAACTTTGACCTAATGCCAAAAATCTGTGCAGGTGATGTAGCACCACATGACTTGCGTGAACTAGGTGCATACCTACGAAACCTAAATGGTGCAAACATCGACTTGTCCGATCAGGACGACATTGTAAACGCTCTTCTACTAAATGCAGAGCTGCCACCTAAAAAAGTGAGTGAGAATAATGGCAACACTTAATGACCGTGTGTTCGACAACGGATTGACCGTTCTAGACACCGAAGCAAACCGTATCGACGTTACTTCGCAAGAGGCAACATCATACGCAGAAGCAACATCTACCTACACACTAGGTAACTCTACATCGCTATCAATCGGCGCACCCGCTGATCGTTCTGGCGGTGGTCGTGAAGTTACTGTAGCAGCTATCTCTGATGGTTCTATCAGCGGAAGCGGTACAGCAACTCACTATGCAATCGTGGACACAACTAACTCTCGTTTGTTGGTAACAGGTTCACTATCTGCATCACAATCTGTGACAAGCGGCAACACTTTCAGCTTGGCTTCGTTCACAGTCGGTATCCCTGATCCTTCATAAGGTTCTTGAATGGCACATCATAGTTTTGAAGCTGTGTCAGACGAGCACGGCAAGAAGATTACGGATAACGGTTTCTCCATGACTATGGGGAAGAAAGAAAAGCCCAAAGAGGGAAAGTAAGAGATGGTCACTCTCGCGGATAGAGTAAAGGTAGCAACCAGCACGACTGGTACAGGCACAATCACACTTGGCGCTGCTGAGAGTGGCTATCAATCTTTTGCCGATGGCGGCGTTTCTAATGGTGATGTAGTTCGCTATGTCATTGAAGACGGTACAGCTTGGGAGATAGGTACTGGTACTTATACTTCCAGCGGTACAACTTTATCACGCACACTATCATCTAGTTCTACAGGGTCGCTACTTAACCTTAGCGGCTCTGCTGTTGTATTTATCAGCCCCAGCGCGGCAGATTTAGAAGTCAATGCGGGTTATGAGGAAACTGTTTTTACAGCAACTTCTGGTCAAACGGCATTTACAGGAACATTCAATACATCAGCGGCAGCGGTGTTTTTGAATGGTATTTTGCTAAAGCTGACAACTGACTACACAATTACATCAACCACTGTTACACTTGTTACTGGCGCGGCGGCAGATGATATTCTTACAGTATGTGAGTATGGCTTCCCTAGCAGCAACTTCAAGTCATTCTTGGATACGTTTACGCTTCCAACGTCTGATGGAACTAGCGGTCAGGTATTGCAGACAAACGGTTCTGGCGTTCTTTCTCTAGCGGATGCAGCAAGCGGCGGTGTCACAACATATTCAGCGATTGGCGATCTACCCCTTACGGGTAATACAGCGGGTGATATGGCCTATGTCTCAGGCAACAACCGCTTGTATATTAATAATGGTACAGGCTGGTACAACATTGCTTTGGTCAATACCAATCCAAGCATTACGTCTGTTCAAGATGCTAATAGTGGCACAACACCATTCATATTGACGACAGATGGAACAGCAACGGTGATTACTATCACCGCATCTGACCCAGAGGACATCCCGCTTACCTACAGCTATTCAGTAACGTCTGGCAGCTTAACAAATGGCGGCGGTACAACGGCTACTGTATCACAGGGTACAGGGGCTAACACTAACGTCTTTACAATTACACCTACAACTACACAAGCTTATGCTGGTGGTTTTACCATTACTTTTACAGTAAGCGATGGGGTAAATACTTCTACAAGTGCTAACTCATTTAGTCTGGCGTTTATTATTACAAACTCTGAATATACTACGCTATTATTACAGGCTGATGCTTTATCCTCAGACAATCAAGTAGATGCGTCAACTAATAACCTAACCATCACTGAAACTGGCACTGCAACGTCAACAGCATTTACTCCGTATCACCCAAAGGGTTACTCTGTCTATTTTGACGGGGGTGATTATCCAAGTGTCGCCGACGATGCTTCTTTAGATTTATCTACGGGTGATTTTACTTTAGAGGCTTGGGTTTGGATTGATGATGCATGTCCTGATATAGCAGGAATATTTGGTAAAAGAGAATTGACCACTTTTTCTGGTGGTGATTGGAGAATTGCATATCGTACAGCGGCTGATACAGCGGAACTTATTGTTGCACACGATAATGTAAGTCGCAACACAGGCTCTCTTACAATGAACGCATGGAATCACATTGCTTTCTGTCGATCAGGGACAACATTATATTGTTGCTCAAACGGTTCTGTTGACACAACAGTAACAGGCTATAATCACAATTTTGATAATAACGCTTCATTGTGGATTGGACGAAATACTAATATACCCTCATATGATTTTAAGGGCTATTTAGCAGATGTAAGGATACTAAAAGGTACAGCCCTTTATACAAGTTCATACACAGTCCCAACAGAACGTCTTACCGCTGTAACAAATACCTCATTGCTTACATGCCATTTACCTTACTTAGTAGATGGATCAAGTAACAGCCACACAATCAGCGTAAGTGGCGCACCTACAACTAAACAATTTAGCCCATTCGATCAAACCGCATCTTACAGTAAATCCTCGCATGGCGGTTCTGTATACTTTGATGGTACTGGAGATTATCTAACAGCTAGTTCCAATGTGCATAATAATATTGGCACAGGTGACTTTACAGCAGAGGCTTGGGTTTATTTAGACGAAGCCGTAGGATCAAACAGAGGTATTTTCGGTTCTGGGTCTAGTGATAGCGCAGACGAATTTACGCTGCTTCTATTGACCAACGGTGCTTTGTATTTTGATTATGGTGGCTCTACAGCTTATGTTCAATCATCAGCTTCATTTACCGCAAACACATGGCATCATGTAGCATTAACGCGATCAGGTTCATCCTTTAATATTTGGTTGAACGGTACAAGCATTGCATCGGCAACAGTCAGCGCAGACATAGGCGGTACTTCTAACTTTAAAATAGGATGGGGCAGAGGTATTGTGTGGAAGGGATACATAGCAGATGCTAGAGTTGTAACAGGCACAGCCGTTTATACTTCAGCATTCACACCACCTACCTCACCACTTACTGCTATCACAAATACTCAACTACTTACCTGTACTAACAAACACGAAATTTGGGACGGGGCTGGCGGTAATTTGCCAACTTTAAATGGCGATGCTGCGGCAAGTACAACTCAGTATAAGTGGTCTAACAGTGTAGCCTTTGATGGAAACGCTGATAGTGTAGAGTTTTCTAAAAATGTCGATTTACCTGAATTTAATTTTGCAACAGTAGATTGGACAATAGAGTTTTGGGCTAGGATAGACACACTTTCTGGCGGAAGAACAGTTATTAGTCTCATTAAATATAATAGTACTGGCGGCAGGGAAACGCCACACATTTACACAAATGGCGCATATCTTAAATACTCGGTTGGCGGTTCGGATCGCATAGCAGGTGGGACAGCACTAAGCACAGGGACTTGGTATCATATTGCAGTAACAAGAAACGGCAATGATCACCGCATGTTTGTAGACGGAACCCAAGACGGATCAACGTGGACCAATGCGTATACTTACGGCCAAGGCAGACTTGTTTTAGGTGATTATTATCCCTCAATCAACAGCCTATCAGGGGGTACTAATACATTACATGGGTATGTAGAGGATGTTCGCATTACTAAAGGCCTCGCCCGATACACTAGTAACTTCACAGCACCAACAGCCGCATTTACGGGGTAAACAATGAGCAGAAGCAGAGACATAGCAAAATTCGCTGGAAGTGCATCCGTATTTGTTTATCCGACAACAGATGGTTCTGATGGGCAAACACTTACTACAGACGGTGCGGGAAACCTTTTATTGGAAGCTGCATCTGGTGCAGGGGTTACATCCTACACGAATGCCTCTGACTTACCTCTTAGTGGCAACACGGCGGGTGATTTAGCGTATGTTAACGAAACAGCGCGTCTTTATGTAAACAACGGAACGGGTTGGTATAATGTCAGCTTAGTAAACACTAACCCTTCTATTACCTCAGTTCAGGATGCTAACAGCAACAGTACACCATTTACTCTTGCTACAGATGGAACAGCGACAGTAATTACGATTACTGCAAGTGACCCAGAAGAAGTGCCGTTAACTTACTCTTACAGCGTCACCTCTGGTAGTTTGACAAATGGGGGCGGTACGACAGCTACTGTCACACAAGGAACTGGCTCAAATACAAATGTGTTTACTGTAACACCAAGCACCACAGAGGCTTATGCTGGCACCTTCACACTGACATTCACAGTAAGCGATGGTATCAATACATCTACAAGTGGGAATGCTTTTTCTCTTAACTTCATAACC